GCGTCCAGGATCACCTCGGTGTAGTTGATCACCGGCGTGTAAAAGGGATTGTCTTGATCCATGTCAGCCACGGTCGTCGATGATCTGGTTCACCCGGTACTTGATGCGAGCCGTCACGGCCAGCACCTGGGCCGGGTCATCGCGATAGTCACCGCACAGCCCAATGCCGTGTTGGTAAGGACCTTCCTTGACCGCGAAGGCCAAGCCGGTCATCTGGCCAGCCCGAGCCTGTTCCAGCAGCGCTTCGAGTTGCTGGACGATCGGGCGGTTCGCGAATTCACGAATGCTAACGACATTGCTCATGGTTCCCATCCTTCTGGTGCTCTGCCGCGCGCTAGCTCCCCGAGCGCGTCGTGCAGGTCCGCCACAACGCCGCGCGCCCAGATTGGGCTGCGGTACATCTCACCAGTCGCGTTCGTGAAGCATGCGCGGCCTTCAGCGCCGACCACGATGCCGGCGAACGCCAGGCCCTTGAGGCGTCTGCTCTTGGCCATCTCCAGCAACTGCTCCAGCGCCTCGATGGTCTCGCGGCTGATGCGGTCTGGGACAAGCGCAATGGGCGGCTTCATGTTCCGGCCTTCTTCGACGGCTCGTCGGCCTGCGTTCCGCCGACGATGAACTGCGTTTCTGGCGGATCTCGCCGAGCGTGCTTGTAGGGCGCGCCCACGGCCGGCGCCACGACGCGCTGTAGGTGCCGGCGCATCTGGCCGGCGCGAGTGGCGATCTCAGCAATGAAGCGCTGCCGGTCCTCTTCCAGCAGTTCGCGCAGATCTGAAATGACTTGGCGCTCCAAATCGTTGATGGCGAGGTAGTCCCGCACCGGCTCCGCCACGGAGGTAGCCGACGTTTCATCAGCTCCGACATCGGCGCGCTGTCGCGGCACGTCCAACCATCCACTGGGGCGCAAATAGGCGGCCTCAATGCGGCGAGCGACCTTCTCGCCAAACGATTTGCTGGGCGACGTCATCAGGTCTCGCCAGTAGGAATAGGCGCCCCCTAGCTTCTCGTGGGCCGCTTTTGGGGTCTTGGCGAGTGCCTTGAAGTTTTCGCGCCGGATCTGTGACTCGTCAGCCATACCGACTTCTCGCATAAGCAAGCCACCGAACGGTGTTGCGGTCGACAACACTAAATGGTGTAATTGGCTCATGAGCACGACCCTGATCCAGTACCTGCGCGATCTACCGGACGACGCCGCACGCGAAGATTTCGCCAAGCGCGTCGAGTCGTCCGTCGGTCATCTTCGCAACGTCGGCTATGGCTACAAGCCCTGCCACCCAAAGCTGGCCGCTGCCGTCTGGCGTGAGAGCGGCGAGCAGGTGTCGCGGCAGTCTCTGTGCCCCGACGACTACTGGCTGATCTGGCCGGACCTGCCGGCCCCCGCCCCCGCGCCGGCCGAGGCGGGTTGAGCCGTGCCGCGCCTGACCAAGTTCGAGGTGATGCGCGCGAACCGCGCCCGGCTGCGTGAGGCCGAGCGTCGCCGCATCGAGCGGCGACTGGCCTGGGAAGAAGAGCAGGCCCGCATCTCTCGCATGCTCGCGATGTGGAGAGACGACCCACTGTCCGCCTTCCAGCGCCGCTGACCCATGCAAGTTGTCTCCGACACCCACCGGTGCTGGCCTATCCAGTTGTCCGCCTCCCTCCCTGAGCGGGCGGGTGTCTTCGCCCGGGGCTCCGGCCTCGGGCTTCTTTATTCCACCGACCCCATGGCAGATGGGGCCCGCCAGCCATGCGCCGCCACCCACGGCCGTCCTACGCACGCTGGAGCAACGGGGACAAGGACAGGGCCAGCCCGCGGCCCCCTGACGAATCTGCCTAGCCGCGACCTCTTCAACCACGCCTGAAAGGCAACCATGACCGACCCACTCCACAACCACCTGGCCGTCACGGTGTGCGCCGACGCCACCGACGCCGTTGCCAAGGGCTTCAACTGGGTTGAAGCGTCGCCGCCGGTGAAGCCGATTGAGATCAAGCAGGTCGTTGTCGTGCGCAATGGCACGGAGCAGGGCCACCCGACCGTCGACTTTGTTCTCGAGGACGAAACCGGCCAGCGCTTCGTCTTCATGGTGACGGGGCGCCTGCTGAAGTCGATTCCCTGCTGAACCACCATGACCCGGGCTCACCCCTCCCTCCGCAGCTGCAGCGCCCACCGCGCCAGCTCGAAGGCGGCCTCGCGGGCGCATCGCTCCAGCAGCGCGCGCACCGCGGCCCGGGTCACTTCGTTCGCATCTCGTTGCATCGCTCGCGTCCTTCCTGAGGCGTCCACCCCAATCAAGCCCGCTGCCCTGGCGGGGGCCTCCGTTCACCGCGGCGGGTTGGGGAGGGCGTCTCAGGAAGGGCTGCAGGTTCTGTCCTCGCATGCCTTCACTTTCGCCGTCGTCCAACTGGTCATCCAAGTGGACATCCCATCGTCTTTTTTCATCGAGGCCCCGATGGATCAGATTCCCCTACGCCTGCTCTGCAGGCTCGACGCCCCGAGCGTCGTCCCCCCTGGCGTCATCGCCAGGATCCACTCCTACCGTGAGGCTGTGCGCTTCTGCTGGGCCAACCGGCGCCGCTCCAAGATGACGAAGGCGATGCTGGCCGAGGAGGCCGGCCTCTACCCGCCGCACGTCACCTGCTACCTGGCCGACCCGGCGCTGCTGCGCAAGCACAAGCGCGATCTGCCCGGCGAGAGCATCGCGGCCTTCCAGCGGGTCTGCGGCAACACAGCGATCAGCCAGTGGCTGGCCTTGCAGGCCCAGTTGACGGTGCTGGAGGAACTGCAGGCGGAAAGGGCAGCAGCATGAACCTGAACTGCAAACCCGGCGACCTGGCCATCGTCGTCAGCGGCGAACCAAAGTCGAACATCGGCAAGGTCATCACGGTCACGCGAATCGCGACCCTTACGAGCGCCGTGCTCGGGTTCCCGTGCTGGGCGTATGAAGGCCATCTCGACTCCACGATTGGTGAGCGGAGCGCGTTGGTCGACGACGCGTGCCTGCGGCCGATCCGGCCAGGAGACGGCGCCGACGAGACGCTGGACTGGGCCGGGCTGCCCGCCACCCACGACGCACCGGTGACAGCATGAACGCGCCGCTCACCGACAAGCCGCTCACCGCCCTTGAACGGGCCCGCGCCTTCTTCGACCGGAACCCGGACGAGGTGCTGACGCGCGCGGACCTGCAGCTCAAGCTCGACTGCTGCAAGCGCACGGCGACAAGCGTGGCCAAGGCGCTGATCCGCGAGGGCGTGCGCCGCGATCAGCTGCCGCGCAATGGGTTCCGAGAGCGGCCCGTGCGCACGCCGAAGGCGTTCCCGGACAACCTCACGCCGGCGCAGCGCGGCGCCGTCGAAGGCCTGATCGCGCACGGGACCATCGGTGCCGCCGCGGTGGCCGCCGGCCTGGCCGACGACACGATCGTGACCTACCTGCGCGACGCGCGGCGCAAGGCCGGCGTGCGCAAGACGGTTGACCTGGTCGAGAAGTACCGCGCCGCAACCGGCGCATAGGACAGGTGGCCACTTGACACACACATTGCCCTCACCGCTCGTCGCCGCCGAGGTCGACCTGCGCGACTTCAAGACGATGCCGCTGGACGTCCAGACGCTGCGCGACTCGCGATTCGCGGCCGAGGTGTCGCCGCTGGCCTTCCGCGCCGGCGTGTTGCTGTGGTGCGCCGCGTGGCACCAGGTGCCATCGGGCAGCCTCCCTGACAACGACGCCGAGCTGGCCAAGCTGGCCGGCTACGGCTTCATGGTGAAGGAGTGGCGCAAGGTCAAGACCGAGGCCATGACGAAGTTTGTGCTGTGCAGCGATGGCCGTTGGTATCACGAGGAGGTGGCCGAGCGCGCCGCGACGGCCTGGCGCTCCCGGCTGGAGCACTTCTACGAGCGGGCCCGCGAGAGGCTGCGCAAGGCGAACAAGGCGCGCACCGACAAAGGGCTGCAGCCCCTTCCGGACCTGGCCTTCGACCAGTGGAACGAGCGCCGGCTGTCCGGCAATGTTCCGATGGAAAAGGCTGAGGCATTCCACGTCTTTCCGGCGGAAGTTCCGCCGCCGCCACCCCCAGAAGCGTCCGGATTTCCGGCGGAAAACGCTCTTAAGGGAGAGGGAGAGATAAGGGAGAGGGAACGGAGAGGGAGAGATAAGGGAGAGGGAAAGCTTTTAGTTGTTGGCGCCGAAACGGCCGACGACGCCGCTCCTGGCCCTGCCGCTCCCGCCGCTCCCGCGGCGCCCACACCGCCGGAGCCGGACGCGGAGCCGACCGCCGACAGGGGCACTCGCCTCAGCGCCGACTGGGTGCTGCCGAAGGCCTGGGGCGAATGGGCACTCGGCGAGTTCAAGGTCTGGACCGCGGAGAAGGTGCGCACGGAGGCGGCCAAGTTCCGCGACCACTGGACCGCCAAGACCGGCAAGGACGCGACGAAACGCGACTGGCAGGCGACATGGCGGAACTGGTGCCGCAGCGACATCGCGCACCGCGACGACCCGAAGCCTGGCCAGCAGCAGAGCGCCGCCGCCGCGCGCAATGCCGAGGCGAAGCGCCTGCTGGGCATCACCACCACACCCTCACCGCAAGGGGATTTCATCGATGGTTGACGACGATTTCGACACGTTCCAGTCGATGCTGGACGCGGTGTGCAGCCGCATCAGCCGCGGCAAGTACACGCCGGACGCCCAGGGCGCGGCGATGGATTTTCTGGCCCTGAAGCTGTACTCGCTGGAGCAGGTGCAGGCGGCGCTTGCTGCGCACATGGCCGATCCGGAGCAGGGGCGCTATGTCCCCACGGCGGCCCACGTCATCGCGCAGATCGAGGCCGGGCGCTCCGACGGCCGGCCCGGTGCCGATGAGGCATGGGCCATGGTGCCCCAGAGCGAGGCCGACACGGTCGTCTGGACCACCGAGATGGCCGAGGCCTTCGGCATCGCCTCGCCGCTGCTGCAGGCCGGCGACAAGTACGGCGCCCGACAGGCGTTCCGCGAGGCCTATGAACGCCTTGTCGCCACCGCAAAACGTCAGGGCAAGCGCGTGCGGTGGGTGCCGTCCCTCGGCTCGGACCTGACCAGGCGCAAGCAGGCGCTGACCGTTGCCGTGCAGCAGGGCAAGCTCAGCGACGCCGCTGCCTTCGAGGCCTGCCCGGCGCTGCCCATGCCCAAGACCGCTCAGCTGTTGCTGCCCGGCGCGATCTCGAAGCGGCAGGAGATCCGCGCCCGGTTGAGCGCCTTGGCCGAAGCCAAGCGCACGGACTGCGTCGACCCGCTTGCCTGGGCCAAGCGCCTGGAGCAGCGCGAGAAGGCCGGAGAGGAGTTGCACCAGAGCCAGCGTGACGCGTGGCGCCGGGCGCTTTGGGGCACGGACATGCCCGAGTCGGTGCTGTTCGCCGGCCGCACGGAGATCCCCGACGACGTGCTGCCGCCATCCATGCGCAAGCACACCATCCCGGCCGACATGTCCTTCGACGAGCAGGACGATGCGCTGGCCCGCGCCGAGGCCAGTGCGCTGCGGTGGGAGTCCCAGCCATGAGCGGCGCCAAGAAGCCGCCCTCGCTTGTCGGCCACGAGTACGCCGCCCAGTTGTGGGCAGGCAGGACGGTGAAGCAGATCGCGCTGGATGCAGGCGTGACCCACGTTGCGGTCATCAACGGCTTGGCCAGGGCCGGGCACCCGCCAGCTTCGGTAATCAAGCGCCAGCGCGACAGAGCGATCCAGGAGCTCATCGCGGCTTCCGCTGCGGCCGAGAAGTCGCTGCGCTACCTCGGCGGATCACTGCATGCCGACCGCCTGACAGCGGCGCTGAAGCCATTCGCCACAACCCACGCAGAGGCTCAGCCATGACCATCATCCTCGGCATCGACATCGGCCTCACGGGCGCAATCAGCCGCTTGGGCGCCGGCCTCGATCCGCGCATCGTCGACATCCCCACCGTGCCCGACGGCGAACCGCGGCCGGGCCGCGGCAACAGCATGTTCCAGCCAAAGCGCATCCACGGGCGCCAGCTGCTGAACCTGCTGCGCGAGTTGGTGCCGGCCGGCCATGTGACGCTCGCGGTCATCGAGGACGTGCGCGCCCGGCCCATGCACAACGACAAGGTGCAGTTCAACAGCTTCCACTCGCAGAACAGCCTGGTGCTGTCGCGCGGCGTCATCCAGGCCGTGTTGGACATCGCCGCCATCGAGACCCACGCGGTGCAGCCCCAGACCTGGAAGCGCCTGTTCGGCCTGAACGGCGCCGACAAAAAGGACTCGCTCGACATGGCGCGCAACCTCTACCCGGCGCTGCAGCACGACCTGCGCCTGGTGAAGGACCACAACAAGGCGGAGAGCCTGCTGCTGGCGCACTTCGGGCAGAAAAGGTTGGCGTGATGGCGCGCGCCCAAGGTGAACCAGCCATTCGCGGCGCGCAGCCAGGCCACCAGGTGCGTCTGCGCGTCAGCTTCGGCGAGATCCCCGAGTTCGGCGACGTGCTGCAGATGGCCACCGGCAAGCGGTACCAGGTAATCGGCGTCAAGGGCAAGCAGCTGCAGGCGCTGGTGCTGAAACCCACGGACGAGATCGAGCCGGACACCGTTGTGTGGCAGTGGCGTTGGACCTCCAGAAAGCGCAGGTCCGCATGACTTCCCCATACGGCCCCACCGACCACGGCGAGCCAAACCCGTGGAGCAACACCGAGTTCGGCGACAAGGCCCTGCCTGCCATCGGCGAAGGGTGCGACGACTGCCTGACGGCCGCCCAGGTCGAGCACTGGGACTTCACCGCCGGATGCAAGGGCTGCGCCGGCCGCTCGCTGGGCCGCATCTTCCTGTCCAAGGGTGAGTACGGCAGCCGCTTCAAGCGGGCCTGCGCGCAGCTCGGCGTGACGGTCGACGAGGCCAAGGCAGCGCACCAGGCGGATGCGATGCACAAGGACGGCCAGCGGTGATGCTCGTTCTCAAGCCCAAAGGAAGGGGCAACTGGTCCACGCTGCAGCTCCGCCTCGACGGCGACCGCGCCCAGGCCCTGCTGTTCAACGTCGGCGACACCATCACGCTCGCCGGCATCGTCTATCGCATCTGCCAGGTGAGTGCGTGATCTGGGAACTTGCGCTGCTGTTCATGGGCTGGCTTGAGGTCGGAACTTACCGCCGTCTGCGCCGAGTGAGTCCTGGCCAGCGTGTGTTGCCGGCCATTGAGGACAAAGGCGAGCATGACCACGCATGAGAACTATTGGCGCGGCGCCACCGATGCGGACCACGAGCAGGATCTGCACGTCATCCCGACCAACGACCTGCGCGAGCACGCCTGCAGCAGGCATTGCTGGTGCGGGCCGACCGAGGACGACGAAGCGCTGGGCCTGTTCGTCCACCACTCGCTCGACCAGCGCGAGCGCTACGAAACCGGGGAGCTGAAGCCGCAATGAAGATCGTCGACCCAGGCGCCCCGCCGCCCGAGATGCCATCCAACGAACCCGAACGCACGGCCCAGGTGCTGCGCTTCCGTGGACTGACGAAGCGCGACATCCCCGTCGAACAGGTGCTGGAGGCCGCCGCGCGCACCGAGTTGCGCTGCGTCGTCGTCATGGGCTACGGACCCGACGGCGAGGAGTATTTCGCCTCATCGATGCCAGACGGCGCCGACGTTATCTGGCTCGCCGAGCGCATGAAGCTGCAGCTGCTGCGCACCGTTGATGCGTGAAAACATTTCACATCCGACAATCGACACATGCCCAAGACCGCAGGCCTGACGCCGAAGGAGCAGCGTTTCGTTGACGAACACCTCGTCGACGGCAACGGCACGCGCGCCGCGACGGCGGCCGGTTACAGCGAGAAGACCGCAGCCTCGACGGCTTCACGCCTGTTGAGAAAAGCCAACATCAAAGCCGCAATTGCCAAAGCGCTGAAGGAGCAGGAGCGGCGGACGCTGATCTCGGCCGACGACAACCTGAAGCGGCTCGACCGGCTGGCCAGGAAGGCCGAGGGTGAGGGCGACTTCCCTGCCGCGATCGCGGCATCAGCTTGGATCGGCAAGCACTACAAAAGCTTCACGGACAAGCTGGAGGTGCGCGACACGACGCCGCGGGCGGAGCGCCTGGCTGCGGCACGGGCGCGCCGCCAGCAGCAGGGGGGCGGCGAATGACCTGGCTGAGTGAAACGATGCTCGCGGAGGCCATGGAGATGCGCGATGAAGCGCTGCGGCAGGCCACGGCATGGTCCGTGCCGCGCGAGTTGCCGCCGTTCAGCATCGTCAGCCCCTGGTCCTACCCGCCGGCGGTATTGGCCGGCATGAACGCGCCGTTCTGCAGGATTCGTCCGCTCGCGCTTGCCCTCCACTGGGCGTGGGCCATGCGCCGGCCGCTATGACCGACGACGAGGTCGACGAGCAGCTGGTGGAGGATGCAGCCGAGATGTCGGCCGACCCGCTGGCCTGGGCGCGCTACGCCTACGACTGGGGCCAGGGCGAACTGCATGGCGCAGGTGCCAACGGGTTGCGCACCTGGCAGGCCGAGGAGTTCGCCGCCATGCGCGACCACCTCAGCAACCCGGCCACGCGCTTCCAGCCCTACCGTCTGGCCGTCGCATCCGGGCACGGCATCGGCAAGTCGGCGTTCATCGGCATGCTGTGCAACTGGGCCATGTCGACGTGCGAGGACACGCGCATCGTTGTCACGGCCAACACCGAGAACCAGCTGCGCACGAAGACCTGGCCCGAGGTGTCGAAGTGGGCCGCGCTGTCGATCACGGCGCCCTGGTGGGCCGTGCCGGGCCTGTCGATGTACTCGAACGAGGCCGGCCGCGAGAAGTCCTGGCGCGCCGACGCCACGCCCTGGAGCGTGAACAACACCGAGGCCTTCGCCGGACTGCACAACAAGGGCAAGCGCATCGTGCTGGTGTTCGACGAGGCCTCGAAGATCGCCGACAAGGTGTGGGAGGTGGCCGAAGGCGCGCTCACCGACGAGGAGACCGAGATCATCTGGGTGGCGTTCGGCAACCCCACGCAGGCCGGCGGGCGCTTCCGCGAGTGCTTCCGCCGGTACCGCCACCTCTGGCGAACGCGGCACATCGACAGCCGCACCGTCGAGGGCACGAACAAGGCCTACCTGGACGAGTTCGTGGCCACCCACGGCGTGGACAGCGACATCGTCAAGGTGCGCGTGCGCGGCATGTTCCCGGCGATGTCGATCAAGCAGTTCATCAGCGCCGACGACGTGGACGCCGCGTTCGGCCGGCCCATCGAGGAGAAGGCCTACAGCTTCGCACCCAAGATCCTCACGCTCGACAACGCATGGGAAGGCGACGACGAGGGCGTGATCGGTCTGCGCCAGGGGCTGAAGTTCCGCGTGCTGGCCACCTTCGCCAAGAACGACAACGACTGGGACGTCGCCACCAAACTGGCCGCGCTGGAGGACGAGCACAACGCCGCGGCGGTGAACATCGACGCCGGCTATGGCACTGGCGTGGTGAGCGCCGGCAAGACGATGGGCCGCAAGTGGCGCCTGGTGTGGTTCAGCGGCGAGTCGCCGGACCCCGGCTGCCTGAACATGCGCGCCTACATGGCGAAGGAGGCGCGCGACTGGCTGAAGGCTGGCGGCTGCATCGACGAGGACCAGGTGCTCTACAGCGACCTGACGTCCATCGAGACCGTGCCGCGGCCAGACGGGAAGATCCAGCTCGAGGCGAAGAAGGACATGAAGAAGCGCGGGCTGCCCAGCCCAGGCCGGGCCGACGCCTTGTTCCTCTCGTTCGCATCGCCAGTGCGCGCTGCCCCGCCGCCGCCGGTCACGCCGCGGCCCATGGTCAGCCACTTCGGCCGGCGGTAGTTTGTCAGCCAGGCACCTCCGCCGATAAACTCCCGCCCATCCCGACCGGCCCAGCGCCGGCCCGCTGAGCAACCCCGAGCCGCCAGCAGCTCATCCATCCAAAGGATGACGCTATGCCGACGCTCGCTGCGGGCTCCTCCACCACCGTCTCGCTGGCCGCTGGCCAGGAGCTCTACTTCCCCGCCGGTGGCGCCGGCGTCGCGGTCATCGCCACTGGTCAGCAGGCCGGGCAGTCGTACCAGATCGGCAACAGCCGCCAGCAGATCGGGCCTTTCCGCCAGTCGACGTCGGTGTCGATCAGCGCCACGGCTGCGCTGAACTACTTCACGATGGCCGACAACCCGGCGACCGAGCCGCCGACCGGGCCGGTTGTCCAAGATCCGGGCACCGGTCAGCAGTATGCGAACGGTTCCCCGGTGTCAGGGGCTGGGAAGCCGCTGCGCGTGCTGTGGGTGGGCGACAGCTACGGCCAGCGCAGCAACATCGGCACTGCTGTATCGGCAGCGACAGTCAGCAACGGCGTCATGACGATCACGGCGTCAGGGCACGGCCTCGGCGTTGGCATGCCGGTCTCCCTGGCGGGCGCTGCGGTGCCGGCCTGCATGGTGCAGTCCACTCCGGTACTGACGCGGGTGGACGCCAACAACATCACAGTTGCAGCACCCGGCGCCCCTGACGGCGCGGTGGCAGTTGCCGCGGCAGCCCGTAGCGGCCTGACCCTGGTGCGCCAGGGCCAGCACAGCGAAGAGGGCACTTTCGTGTGGCTGCAACGTCGCAGCGGCTACGCGTTCGAGATGGTGCGCAACGTCAGCCAGCCTGGTTACACGGTGGCCGAGATCGTGGCGCTGTGGGACCAGCTGGTGACCCCACTGCTCACCAGCGTGGACCTGATCGTCTTCGAGGCCGGCTACAACAGCCTCGCGCAGAGCGAGTCGGCTGATGCGATCATTGCGGCCTACACGACGGCGATCAACAACACTGGCGGCAAGACGATCTACATCACGGCGCCCTGGCCGGTAGTGAGCGGCTCCAGCGCCGATTCGGCCGCCAAGCTGCAAGTCGGCCTGAGCGTGTACTGGCGCCTCAAGGCTCTGTGCGAGGCCAGCCGCAACGCCGTTTTTATCGACACCTTCAGCGGCACGGTCAACGCCTCCACCGGTTACGCGGCTACCGGCTACATCGGCGCCGACAACATCCACAAGTCGGCGCGCGGCTCGGACCTTGCGGCCCAGGCCATCCTGGCTCGCATTTCCGCATCATCGCGTCCCGCGCGAGTGCTGATCGCCAGTGGCTTGGACTCGGTGGCCACGGACGCGACGAATCCCAACATCGCACGTAATGGCCTGGGCCTGACCACCAGCGGTGGCAGTGCCGGCACGTTTGGCACCACTGTTCCGGGTGACGAGACAACCGCGACTGGCGGCATCATGTCGGCATACGCCGCCGCCGCTGTTGCCGGCGCCACCGGCAATGTGTTCCGCAAGCCGGCTGCGGCGGGCAATGCGCAGTGCCTGCGAGTGACCGGTTCTGCGGCTGGCGATCAGGGGCGGCTGTCGCTGACGCTGACTACCTCGGACATCGTGCTGGGCGGTCGCCTCGACCTGACAACGAGGGTCAAGCTGCGCACGGACTTCAACGGCAGCAACGCCACGCCAGCCGGCCAGAACGTGCGGGGACTGCTGGTGCAACTCGTGCTGGTCATCGACGGCAACACCTACACGGTGATCCTGTCCAACGTGCAGGGAACGCCAAGCGCGGGCATCTATGTCACCAGCGACATCAACACCGCCTTGTCTGCGTCCGGAATCGTCGTGCCGACTGGCGCGGCTTGTACGACGGCCCGCATTGATGCCATCGTCCACTTCGACGGCGCCGGCACTGCGCAGATCGAGATGAGCGAGAACGCGCTGCGCAAAGCGGCCTGATTCCCATCCCCTCCGCGAGCACGTTCATGCCCCGCCAATCCCACCAGGCCAAGCTGGAAGACATCCACCGCGACGCCCTGCGCGAGTTCGACGAGATCCAGGCCGCCGTGCGCGACGAGCGCCTGCAGTGCGTGGACGACCGGCGCTTCTACGCCGTGCCGGGCGCGCAATGGTGGGGCGGCCTGGGCGATCAGTTCGAGCACAAACCCAAGTTCGAGATAAACAAGGTCCACCTGTCGGTCATCCGCATCTACAGCGAGTACCGCAACAACCGCATCACGGTCGACTTCCAGTCGCGCGACGGCACGACCGACGACACGATGGCCGACACCTGCGACGGCCTGTACCGGGCCGATGAGCAGGCCTGCACGGCTGACGAGGCCTACGACAACTGCTTCGAGGAGGGCACGGCCGGCGGCATGGGCGCCATCCGGCTGCGCACCGTCAACGAGGACGAGGACGACGACGACAACGACCGCAAGAGCGTGGCCATCGAGCCCGTCTTCGAGGCCGACAAGTCGGTTTTCTTCGACCTCGACGCCAAGCGCTACGACAAGGCCGACGCCAAGCGCTGCTACCTGTTGACGGCCTACACCCACCGGGCCTACGAGGAGGAGTTCAACGACACGCCGAACAGCTGGCCGCAGGCCATCTGCGATTGGCAGTTCGACTGGTACACGCCCGAGGTCGTCTGGGTGTGCGAGCTCTACCGCGTCGAGGAGACCAAGGTTCTCGTGCACTGGTTCAAGCCGCTGGGCGATGACGCCGAGGAGCTGCGCGTCACCGAGGACGAGCTCACCGAGGAGTACCTGGCCGAGCTGCTGGCCACCGGGCACCGCGAGGTGCGCCAGAAGCGCGTGCGCAGCCGCCGCGTGATGAAGTACCTCATGAGCGGCGGCAAGATGCTGTCCAAGGGCGAGCAGATCGCCGGCAAGTGCATCCCCATCGCGCCGTTCCACGGCAAGCGCCTGATCGTCGACGGCGTCGAGCGCTACATGGGCCACGTGCGCCTGGCCAAGGACGCGCAGCGCCTGGTCAACATGCTGATGAGCTGGCTGGCCGACATCGCCGCGCGCTCGCCCATCGAGGTGCCCATCATGACGCCCGAGCAGATCGGGCAGCACGGCTGGATGTGGGCCGAGCACAACGTCAAGAACTTCCCCTACCTGCTGGCCGAGGCGCAGCGCGACGACGCCGGCAACCCCCTCCCGGGAACCCAGGTGCCGGCGGCCTACACCAAGGTGCCCAACATCCCGCCGGCCCTGGCCGCGCTGGCCCAGATGGCCACGCAGGCCCTGGAGGACATGCTGGGCAACCAGCAGGCCGGCGAGCAGATGGAGCCCAACCTGTCGGGCAAGGCCGTCGAGCTCATCCAGAACCGGCTGGACATGCAGACCTTCATTTACATGTCCAACTTCGCCAAGACCATCAAGCGCTGCGGCGAGATCTGGCTCTCGATGAAGCGCGAGATCTGCGTCGAAGAGAGCCGCCGGATGAAGACCATCGGCCTCAACGGCGAGATCGGCAGCGTGGTGGTGAACGAGCCGGCCTACGACTCGCAGACCGGCGCCGAGATCGTCAAGAACGACCTGACCGCGGCCAACTTCGAGGTCAACGTCGACGTCGGCCCGAGCAGCTCCAGCCGCCGCCAGGCCACCGTGCGCGCGCTCATCGGCATGAAGCAGGGCACGCAGGACCCCGAGATGCTGGCCGTGCTGGACGGCCTGATCATGATGAACATGGAGGGGGAGGGCATCGCCGACGCGCGCGAGTGGGCGCGCAACAAGATGGTCAGGATGGGCGTCGTCAAGCCCACCGAGGAGGAGCGCGCCGAGCTGGCGCAGGCCGCCGCCAACCAGCCGCCCGATCCCAACGCCGTCTACCTGCAGGCCGCGGCCGAGGAGGCCCAGGCCAACGCCGGCAACGCCCGCGCGAAGACCGTGCAGACCATCGCCGACGCCGACCTGAAGCGCGCCCAGACCGCCAAGACCTACGCCGAGGTGATGGACAACCACCAGGCCCAGCTCATCGGCAACTACGCGGCCCTGCGGGAGATGCTCCAGCCGCCGGAGCCGGCTGCGGCCGCGTTCTGACGTGCAACTTGGCTGCATGGTGGTGGCCTATGCAGTTCAAACGGTTTGAATGACAATTCGGGCCGTTAAGACTCTTCACCACCGCCATGAGCCTGCTTCTCCGCGCCCTGCTGCATCGCCGTCACCTGCTGCTGGCACCCGCTGGCGTGGAGGGTGGCGGCGGCGGTGGTGCGGGCGCCGAGGACGACGACACCCCGGACGATGAGGCCGACGGCAGCGAAGGCGAAGAGACCGGCGACGGCGCCGACCAGGGCGACGACGACGAGGACCCGGACGACAAGAAGGACGACGGCGCCGCGGACGACGATGACGCTGGCGAGGACGGCGGCACCATCATCAGCCTCGGCGATCCGCCCGAGGCCGAGGAGGAAGACGAGCACCGCGCGCCGAACTGGGTGCGCGACCTGCGCAAGTCCAACCGCGAGAAGGACCGTCGCATCCGTGAGCTGGAGGGCCAGGTCGCCGCGGCCAAGCCTGCGGCCGCCACCATCGAGGTCGGCAACGAGCCCGACCCGAAGGACTACGAGATGTGGGAGCCGGAGCAGGCAGCCAAGTTCAAGGCCGACCTGCTCGCGTGGACCCAGCGCAAGACCGCCGCCGACGCCGAGCAGAGCAAGCGCCAGCAGGCCCAGGAGACCGCCCAGCGCGAGTGGACCGACCGCCTCAAGGCCGTCGACACCGCCGGCGCCGCGCTCAAGCAGGCCGACCATGACGACGCCGTCGAAGCGCTGGCCGACGTGTTCTCGGTCGCGCAGATGGGCATGCTCATCGACGCCGCTGCCGACGCCACCAAGGCCGCCCAGCTGCGCTACGCCCTGGGCAAGGACCCCAAGGAAGCCGCCCGCCTGGCGGCCATCCAGCACCCCGTCAAGTTCATCGCCGAGATCACCCGGCTGGAGGCGAAATTGAAGGTCACCCCTCGCAAAGCCGCCCCGCCGGCAGAAAGCCAACTCCGCTCCTCGGGCGGCGGCAGCAAGGCCTCGGCCGTGGACAACGTGCTGGAGCGCGCCCGCGAGGAGGCCCGCAAAACGGGCGACTACAGCAAGGTCATGACCTTGCAGCGCCAGCAGCAGGAGCGCGCCAAGAAACGCGCCTGACGGCGCCGCGCCGGCCGCTGCCGGCAAGGTCTCGCCCACCTTCGACGGGCAGTGAGGAGGCCCCCGTCCGGCCCTGAGCGGATGAGTCAAGCACCGCGGCACCACGCCGCAACCGCCACTCATTCGCAAAGGAGCCCGCCGTGGCCAAGAACCGCAAGACCCTGATCGCGATGGCCGCAGCTGCCGTCGCTTCCTACGCCCTCGTCACCGCTGGTCGCGTCGTGTCGACCGTCATCCAGACCTTCGACTGGATGCGCGGCGACGCCAGCGACCGCATGGCCGGCGCCGCCGCCTTCGGCGCCAACCAGCTGACCAAGGACCTCGAGATCCTCTTCGAGAAGTTCATCATCGGCTTCGATGCCGGCAATGTGATCTCGCAGGAGGCCGAGTTCCTGTACCCGGACCAGCAGGCCATGCAGCGCGCCGGCGACACGGTGTATCGCCCGCAGGACTACCACCTGGACGTGGTCAGCGGCCTGGACATCAGCGCCGCGACGCCTACCGACCTCGTGCAGCGCCAGGTGCCCGCCACCTACCGCAGCCCGCAGAACATCCTGTACACGCTGGACGCGAAGGAGATGCGCGACCCGCAGCACAAGCAGAAGGCCGGCGAGGCCGCGGGCAAGCGCTTGTCCGCGCAGATCGACAGCGACCTCTACAACACCGTGGCGCTGCAGGCCGCCAACGTGCTGACCGTGACCGGCGGCGGCGTGCTGACCTGGGACATCGCCGCGCAGGCCGAGGCCGTGCTGCTGTCCAAGGGCATGCCGGTGGGCTCCAGCCGCAAGCTGTTCCTGAACCCGTTCGACTACAAGGACGTGGCCAAGGACCTGGGCAACAGGGCCTACCTGCGCGACGTGACGCTCGACGCCTACGAGCAGTCCAAGGTGCCCGCCATCGCTGGCTTCGACACCTTCCGCACCGACAACCTGCAGAACCTGGCCGCCGTCGGCACGGTGGCGGGTACCACGGTCAGCGGCGCGCAGTCGTTCACGCCCAGCGCGATGACCGGCGACATCCCGACCGACAACCGCCGCATGACGCTGGTCGTCGCCGGCGCCAACATCGCCAACACCAAGAACGGCGACGTGTTCACCATCGGCTCGGGCGGCACCGCGGTCAACGCTGTGCACAACATGACCAAGGACGACACGGGCCAGTTGCAGACCTTCCGCATCATCAGCGGCGGCGGCACGGCCAACTTGGTCATCACGCCGGCCATCGTGGCGTCGGGTCCGTACAAGAACGTGACCCAGGCCGCGGCCAACGGCGCCGCCATCACCTTCCACAACACGGTCTCCAAGCCCGTCAACGCCTTCTGGGTGAACGGCGCCGTGGAGTTGATGGCCGGCAAGCTGGCTTTCCCGGAAGGTCAGGGTGCGCAGGTGATGCACGCCACCAGCAAGCAAGGCATCCCGCTCATCATGAGCTACAGCTTCAACCACCTGACGGGCAAGACCACTTGCCGCTTCACGTCGCTGTACGCCACCACGGTGCTGCAGCCGGAGCTGTGCGGGATCATCCTGGCCAAGCAGACCTGATCCCGGCCATGGGTTGGGGCCGTCCTCTCGCGGGGCGGCCCCCTTTTCACATCAACCGGAGATCACCATGCAACGATTCCCCCAGGCCCTGTACCAAGCCGGCGGCCAGGAGACCATCGAAGGCCGCCAGTTCACCTCGCGCGCTGTGAACGACGTCGACGAGCTGGAGGCCGCGCTGGCCGACGGCTGGCACGAGACGCCGGACGCCTGCTACCCGGCTGAGGAACCCGCCAAGCTGGCCGCGCAGGACGACGAGCCCGACGACACCACGCCGCCCACCCGCGCCGAGCTGGAGCAGAAGGCCACCGAGTTGGGCATCGAGTTCTCGCCCAAGCTGGGCGACAAGAAGCTGGCCGAGCGCATCGCCGCCAAGCTGGCCGCGCAGGACGCCTGATCATGTGGACGAAGCGTCAGCTCATCGAGCAGGCCTATGACGAGCTCGCCCTCGCCGGCTACGTGTTCGACCTCACGCCCGAGGAGCTGCAGTCTGCGCTGCGCCTGCTCGACGGCATGATGGCCGGGTGGGAGGGCAAGGGCGTCCGCCTGGGCTACGCGCTGCCGGCCACGCCTGACGCTTCGGACCTCGATCAGCTGTCCGGCCTGCCCGACCGCGCCAACGAAGCCGTGTGGGCGAACCTGGCCATGCGCCGCGCCGCCGGCATGGGCAAGACGCTGATGCCCAGCACGCTGCGCCTGGCGCGCGAGGGCTACGCCGCCTTGCTGGTGCCGCTGGCCCAGCCGCGCACGCAGCAGCTGCCCAGCACGCTGCCCGTGGGCGCCGGCAACCGCACCTACGGCTTCCCGTACCGCCGCTTCTTCCCGCCGCCGACCACGGACCCGCTGCCGGTCGAGCACGGCACCGACCTCGACCTCACCCAGGAGTAGCCATGGGCATCCGCGATCTCAGCGAAAGCACGCCGACCACCGCCTCGCAGGTGCCGTTCTACGACCCCACCAACGGCGTTGATCGCCGCTGCTCGGTCAGCGCGCTGCAGGCGCTGGTGGACCCCGCCGCCACCGACGCGCCCATCACGCAGTACGCGGCGCCGGGCGCCACGGGCTTCAGCGTGACCATCGAGCCCGCGGCGGACGGCGGCGGTGTGTTCCTGCTGCTGGCCCCGGGCGGCACCTACGCCACCGGCACGCTGGTGCTGCCCACCGGCCACGATGGCCAGGAGATCACCGTCCACTGCCGCGCCTTCGCCGTGACGGCGCTGACCGTCACGCCGGCCGCCGGCGACAGCACCAGCGGCGCGCCAACCACGCTGGCCGCGGGCGGCTTCTTCCGCCTGCGCTTCGACGCCGTCAACAGCCTCTGGTGCCGCGTCGGCTGACGGGAAGCCATGGCCCAGATCCCGATCATGAACGGCGTCTTCGCGGACGCCGTTGCCGACTTCCGCACCAGCTACCCGCGGAACATGATCCCGGTCCCGAAGGCGACCGGCATTGCCAACGGCTACCTGCGGCCGGCCGACGGCATTGAGCTGTTCGCCACGGGCCCGGGCACCGACCGCGGCGGCTTCAATTGGGACGGCGTGATGCATCGCGTCATGGGCACCAAGCTGTGCCGCGTGTCGAGCGCCGGCGCCGTCACGGTGCTGGGCGACGTGGGCCCGGGCGGCACCGTCACCATCGACAACGGCTTCGGCTACCTCTCGATCTGGTCAGGCGGCCGGCTCTACTACTGGGACGGCGCCACGCTCACCCAGGTCACCGACCCAGACCTCGGCACCGTCATCGACGGCCGCTGGATTGCCGGCTACAACCTCAGCACCGACGGCACGTCGCTGATCGTCACCGAGCTGGCCGACAAGACCCAGGTCAACCCGCTCAAGTACGGCAGCGCCGAGTCCGACCCCGACCCCATCCTGGCCGTCGACGAACTGCGCAACGAGGCCTACGCCCTCGGCCGCTTCACCATCGAGGTGTTCGAGAACGTCGGCGGCGACGGCTTCCCCTTCCGCCGCATCGAGGGCGCCCAGGTGCCCCGCGGCGTCATCGGCACGCACGCCTACAGCCAGTTCGCGCAGACCTTCGCTTTCATCGGCAGCGCGCGCAACGAGGCGCCGGCCGTCTACATCATGGGCGCCGGCACCGCCGACAAGATCAGCACGCGCGAGATAGACCAGATCCTGCTGCGCTACACCGAGGCCCAACTGGCCCTGGCTGTTGTCGAGACCAAGGTCGACAAGGGCCACAACTGGCTGATGCTGCACCTGCCCGACACCTGCTGGGTCTACGATCTGTCCGCGTCGTTGGAGGTGAAAGAACCGGTCTGGTTCGAGCTCAACAGCGCCATCACCGGCCTGGCCACCTACCGCGCGCGCGGCCTGGTGTGGTGCTACGAGCGCTGGGTCAGCGGCGACCCGACCACCAGCAACCTGGGCGCCTTCACCGACGCCCGCGGCGACCACTACGGCGCCATCATCGGCTGGGACTTCGGCACCCTCATGGTCTACGCCGACGGCCGCGAGGCCATCGTGCACGAGCTGGAGCTGGTCGCGCTGCCGGGCCGCGTGGCGTTCGGCTCCGACCCCGTCGTGTGGACCTCCTACAGCGACGACGGCGAGACCTGGAGCCAGGAGCGCCCCACCGCCGCCGGCCGCCAGGGCCAGCGCGCCAAGCGCATCGCCTGGCGCCGCCTGGGCAGGGTGCGGCACTACCGCGTGCAGCGCTTCCGCGGCACCAGCGATTGCCATGTCAGCTTTGCGCGGCTGGAAGCGCAGTTCGAGGGCCTGAGCAATGGACGCCCTTAACCCTCGGTCCCTCACGCGCGAGCAGCTGGCCAGGTTCCTGCCCACACACGAACTGATCAAGGCCTTCGAGAAGCTGTTCGACCTCGCCAGCGCCACGCCGGACGAGGTCAACACGCTGACGCTGCTGGTCGAGGAGGTGCAGGGCAGCGCCGACAGCGCCACCGCAGCGGCTGGCACAGCAGCAGCCATCGCCCACCTGGCCCTGGCCATCGCGCGCGAGCTCAACGAGGGCCCGCCGCCCATCCAGCTACAGCTCGAGCAGCAGGTCGACGACCTCACCGGCCGCCTGGCCGCGCTCGATGCCCAGCTCTCCACCCTCGCGCGGCGCGTCGCCGACCTCGAAGAAAGGCCCACCCCATGAGCTCCACGCCCAAAGTTCTGCTGCAGGGCACGTTCGCCGCCAACGGCGCGGCCGTCGCCGTCTACACCTCGCCGGCCAACGGCAAAGGCACGTGGATCGATTCCGCCCTGGCCCTCAACGACAACGCGGGCCCGCAGACCCTGTCCCTCAACCACGTTCCGGCCGCGGGCGGTGTGGCTGCGGCCAACCAGCTAACCAAGGCCAAGTCGATCGCAGCCGGCGCCACGGATCTGCTGCCCGAGGTGCGCGGCCGCTTCCTGAACCCGGGCGACGCCATCGCCGCCGGCGCCAGCGCAGCCACCTCGATCGCGCTGAGCCTCATGGGCCGCGAGCTGACATGATTGCTGCCGCAGCACCCCCGCTGCCATAATCCCCGCACCCGACCGGCGCCACGCGCGCCGGCCCGCTGAGACCGTAGAGCCGCCAGCAGCTCATCACCCCGCAAGGGAGCCGTGATGACTGCCGAGGTCGCCGACCATCCCCCCACTGCCCTGGCTGCGCCGGCGCCCACGCGCGCGCAGATCGAGCACCTGCAGGCGCAGATGCTCCCCATCGCCACGGCCATGCCCGAGGCTGTGCACCACTTCGCGCCTGGCCAGTACGCCCGCGAGTTCTCCATGCCCGCCGGCATGCTGGTGGTGGGCAAGGTGCACCGGCACGGCCACATCATGATGTGCGTCAAGGGCCGCGCCACCGTGCTGGACGAGTTCGGCCGCTACGAGGTGGCCGCGGGGTTCGTGCAGGCGTCGCGACCCGGCGCCAAGCGCGTGGTGCTCGCTCACGAGGACACGACCTTCGTGACCGTGCACCTCAACCCCACCGACACGCACGACCTGGCCCGGATCGAGGCCGAGCACATCGAGCCCGAGAGCCCCGATTTCCAGGCGCTGCTGGCGCAGATGCGCGAGGCCCTGCAATGAGCTGGGGCCTTGTCGCAGTTGCGGGGGCCACGCTGGTCACCGGGGTCATGTCGTCCAACGCGCAGAAGAAGGCCGGCAACGCCGCGGCCAATGCGCAGGAGGCCGCGGCCCTGGCCGGCGTCGACGAACAGCGCCGGCAGTTCGACGCCATCCAGTCGCTGCTCAAGCCCTACGTGGACGTCGGCACCGGCGCGCTGTCGGGGCAGAAGGACTTGGCCGGACTGAACGGCAACGACGCCCAGGCCGCGGCCATCCAGGCGCTGCAGAGCTCGCCGCAGTTCACCTCGCTGCTGGCGCAGGGCGAGAACTCCATCCTGGCCAACGCATCGGCCACCGGCGGCCTGCGCGGCGGCAACACGCAGGCGGCGCTGGCGCAGTACAGCCCGCAGCTGCTGGCCGCCACCATCAACGACCAGTACGGGCGCCTGGGCGGCCTGGCGCAGATGGGCCAGAACTCGGCCGCCATGACCGGCAATGCGGGACTGCAGGTGGGCAACAACGTCACGGCGCTGCTGCAGCAGCAGGGCGCCGCGCAGGCCGGCGCGTACCTGAACCAGGGCAAGCAGACCGCGAACGCATGGAACGCCTTCGGTAGCGCCGTGGGCACGCTGGGCGGCGGCTACGCGAACTGGGCGAACTCGGGCAAGGGCCTGGGAGGGGGCTTATGATGGTCCAGCCGATCAACTATTCGATGGACGTCCAGTCGCCCATCCAGTCCGTCCTCCAGGGCTACCAGGGCGTCGCGGCCATCCGCAACGACCAACTGCAGGCCCAGCAGCAGCAGCAGCAGCAGGCCCAGCAGCAGGCGCTGCAAGCTGCCCGGGCCCAGGCCTTCAGCAGCCCGACGGCCGACAACTTCGCGCGGCTGATGGCGCTCGATCCGAAATCGTCCGAGGCCTACCAGCGCGCGTGGACGACCAAGAACACGCAGCAGCAGCAGTCCTTGGCGTCCGACCTGCTGCAGTGGGGCGCGGCCATCAAGTCCGGCCAGCCGCAGATCGCCGCCGAGGCGCTGACGCGCCGCGCCGACAGCATCGAGCAGCAGAACGGCGGCCAGCCCACGCAGGACTCGCAGGCCATGCGCCTGCAGGCCCGCTTGGCGACCGAGCACCCCGAGTTCGCGCTGGGCCAGATCCAGGCGCTGCTGGCCGCCAACCCAAACGGCAAGGACGCGGCCGAGACCTTGGCCAAGTTCGGCACCGAGCAACGCGCCGCGGCCGAGGCGCCCGGCGCGCTGCGCAAGGTCAACGCCGACGCCAGCAAGGCCGAGGCGGACGCCGCCACCGCGGGCGTTACCGCCAAGTTCGCCGAGCAGGTCGCCGTACAGGACTTGGCTAAGAAGGGCTGGGACATCAAGAAGATCGCGGCCGACATCGACATCGCCCGCGAGGCCAACCGCATCGCGGCCATGAACGCCGCCAGCACGCGCGAAGGCAACGCGCTGAAGCGCGAGGAGCTGAAGCTGAAGGTGCAGGAGGCCCGCTCCGCGCTGGACGAGAAGATCCGCGACCGCGCCGCCACCGTCGAGAGCGCCGCGAGCACCATCGACAACTTCCTGAACACGGCCGACCGCATCCTGTCCGCCGGCGTGGGCAGCGACGGCAAGCCCAACAGCACGCTGCGCGCGGCCACCGGCCCGGTCGACTCGCGCCTGCCGACCGTGCAGACCGACGTCGCCAACATCGAGGCGCTGGTCGAGACGCTGGGCTCGCAGGCCTTCCTGTCGCAGATCCCTGCGCTGAAGGGCATGGGCCAGCTGTCCGACGCCGAGGGCAAGAAGGTGCAGGCCGCGCTGACGAACCTGAGCCTGAGCCAGGGTGCCGACCAGCTCGTCGCCAACGTCAAGGAAGCGCAGCGCCTGATCCTGAAGGCCCGCAAGAACATCGAGACGCGCCACGGCATGCCTGCGGGCGTGCCCGACACGCCGGCCGTCCAGACGCCCGCCGCCGACATCGACGCGCTGGTCAAGAAGTACGGGGGCTGACGGTGGCCACGCTGCAGCAGCTCGAGACCGCCCTCGTCAACGCCGACAAGGCCGGCGATGTGGACGCCGCGCGCCGCCTGGCCGCCGCCGTCAAGGCCGCGCGCGCCGACGCGCCGAGCCAGATCCCTGGCGCCGCGGCGAGCATGGGCAGCGCCGTCGTGCAACCCGAAGGGCCCGGCATCGTCGACCGCGCGCTCGGCGCCGGCGAGGCCGCGCTGTCCACCGCCACCGGCGCCACCACGGGCCTGGCCGGCGGCGTGCTCAACCTCATCGGCGTGCTGGGCGAGGAGATCACGCGCAAGAAGTCCGGCGAGTACCTCGACGACGCGGCCGTCAAGCGCATCAACGAGGCCTTCGGCGCCGGCCAGCGCGCGGGCACCTACCAGCCGCGCACCGAGGCCGGCCAGGAGGCGCTGGGCGTGGTCGCCGACGTGGGCCAGGGCCTGGCGCCGCTGGCGGGCCTGGGCGGCGAGCTGGCCCTCATCGCACAGGCCGGCCGTGCCGCCCGCACCGGTGCCGGCGCCAGCACCACGGCCCGCGCCGCGGCGGAGGGCACCGCGCGCGACATCGCCGGCCCGGCGGGCGCGGCCGCCGCTCAGACCGCGATCGACGCCACCGGCACCGCCGCCCGCGCCGTGCAGCGCACCGCCACCACGCTGCCCAAGCGCGCCTGGGCCGCCATCTCGCGCGACGAACCCGCCGCGACCACGCCGGGCACCCTGGGCAGCGCCGGCGCCGCCGCGACCGACATCGCCCGGCAGCGCGTGGCCACGGCCGAAAGCCTGGGGTACTCGGGTGAGAGAGGCCTCACGACCGGCATGGCCACGCGTGACGCGGCTCAGCTCAAGTTCGAGGTGGAGAAATCAAAGGATCCGGTCCTTGGCGCAGACCTGCGGCGCCGCATCGTGAACATCAACGATCAGCACCTGCGCAACTTCGACGATGCGGTTGATCGCACAGGCGCGCAGGCCACGTCACTCCGGGCGGTCGGCATGGCCGTCGACGACGCCCTGGTGCGCCAGTGGGAATCCGACAAGGCCGCGGTGCGCCGCGCCTACGAGCAGGCCCACCGCTCGCCCGAGGCGCAGAAGATCGTCGACACCGCCGTGCCCGTCACCATCGGCGACGGCGATCGCGCCATCACCGGCACGCCGTTCACCTTCATCAACTCGCAGCCCACCGGCGTGCCGGCCGTGGCCCTGATCGATGCCGCCCGGCAGTACGCCGTGAAGCTGGGCATCGCCGAGATGCGCGACGGCGACCTGGTGCCGCGGCCGGCCACCATCCAGCAGCTGGAAGAGTGGCGCACGGCCATCAGCCAGGCCACCGGCTACGAGGCGCCCGAGATCCGCCAAAGCACCATCCTCAAGGGCCTGATCGACGCCCAGACCGAGCCGCAGGCCGGTCCGCTCTACCGCCAGGCCCGGGGCATGCGCCGGCGCTTCGCCGAGAACTACGAGGATCGCGCCGCCATCGTCAAGCTGCTCAACGAAAAGCGCGGCATGGGTGACCGCCAGGTGGCCCTGGAGGACGTGTTCGACCACAGCATCATCAAGGGCAGCCTGGACGACGTGCGCAACGTGCGCCGGGTGCTGCACCGCAGCGGCGAGCCCGGCCAGCAGGCCTGGCGCGAGCTGCAGGGCGCCACGCTGCAGTGGATGAAGAAGCAGGCCGGCCTGGACGACTTCGTGGGCAGCCGGCGCGTGGCGCGCGACAGCTCGGGCAACGCCGTGCTGTCCCCGGCCGGCCTCAACAAGGCCGTCACCGAGCTCGACGCCGACGGCCGGCTGCAGTTCATCTTCGGCAAGCAGGGCGCCCAGCGCCTGCGCGACATCAACGACATCGCCCAGGTCGCCAAGACCGTACCGCCCGAGGCGGCGATCAACTTCAGCAACACCGCCACCACGATGCTGGCCGCGTTCGGCGATGTAGCCGGCTCAGCCCTCACCGGCGTGCCCGCCCCGCTGGCCACCGCCACGCGCCTGGGCCTCAAGCATGTCAAGGACGCCAAGACCAAGAAGCGCGTCGCCGAAGCCCTGCGCGGCCTGCCGCAGTCGAGCCCGACCAACCCCTGAAAGCCCGCCATGGCACTCGCGATCACCTCCCCGCTGCCGCAGTTCTTCGACCTGGACGGCGACCCGCTGCAGGGCGGCCGGCTCTACTTCGGAGAGGCTGGCCAGAACCCAGAGACGGACCCCATTACCGTGTACTGGGATGAGGCGGCAACGCAGCCCGCGGCACAGCCGGTGTCTACCGTGAACGGCTACATCGTGCGCGGCAGTTCGACGTCCGGCACCCCGACGCTGATCTACGCCACAGCGGCGTTCTCACTGACGGTGCGCGACCGCCGTGGCCAGTTGGTGCTGTACGTGCCGGACTCCAGCAACATCAGCAATGACCAGACGTTGCTCGACCTGATCAACGCGCTGCGCGCCGATCTCGCCAACACCTCCGACGCCACCAAGGGCGCCGGACTGCCCGGCTTCAATGACTCGCTGGTTTACCCGCAGGGCTCGGCAGGCATTGCGTTGCGCGGCCGTGTCAACGTCAAGGCGCACCCCTACAACGCGGTGGGCGACGGCGCTGCTGACGACACCGCTGCGCTGATCGCGGCGGAGGCTGTTGCCTACACATCCGGCCGCAGCCTGTTCTTTCCTGGCGGAACCTACTGCTTCGACGGCACTTTCACCACGCGGGTGTCGATCGAAGGCTCGGGCGCCACGATCAAGCAGACGCAGTCAGCCGTCAGCCTGAACAACACACTCGGTGCGGTGGCCGCTGGCGCCGACGGCATCGTCATCTCTGGCCTGACGGTGGACGGTGGGCTCAAAACCTCCGGGTTCACGTCGGACGGCCGCTCGTACATCACCTACCGCGAATGTGTCGCGAGCAACTGCGTCAATATTGGGTTCGGCAATTTCAACGGCTCGCGAATCGACGTGTGGAGCTGTCGCGCGACGGGCATCCGCTACAACGCGACAGGCGTTGCTGGACGCGCTGCAGACGGCTTCTACTTCGGCGGCTGCACGCGCTCGCGCTGGATCGGCTGCGGTGCCGATGACTTCCGCCGCATAGGGTTCGTCTCCGAGAGCAACGGCGCCACTAAGAGCGCTCAGATTCAAGCGCTGTTTTGCTTGGCGTCCAACGCAAACAATTGCGACGACTCGACGACCGAATACAACTCTGGTTTTTGGGCCGAGAACACCAACTCTATCGATTGGCTGTACTGCACAGCCTCAGACATCGCCACGGGCGTAGGCCAGACCAGCGGGCGCGTCACGGGCTTCTGGGCGCTCGGCGCTGGCAACAACAGCCGCGGCAGCGTCAGCGTCGTGGGCTGCCGGGTGTTTGGCGGGACGAACTACCTGCCCAGCGCCATGATGATCTCCGGCAGCAGCACCTACGCCGACGTGCTGGTGCAGGACTGCTACCTCAACCGCGCGCGCACGGGCATCTCCACTGGCTGCGGCCTCAACAGCCTGACGATCCGCAATCTCACCATCGAGGACATCGTCAACACCAACGGCTCGCAGGGCGGCATCCTGATTGACAACGGCGGCACAGCGGCCCTGCCAGTCCTGGAAATCGACAAGGTCAACGTAACCGGTGCGACGTGGAACGCGGACGCCGGCCTCGTGAACTTTTTCCAGGGCGTGAGCGGCTGCAAATACACGCTGCGCAACGTCAAGGGCGCAGTGCCTCATGTGATGCGAGGCAACGTCGCGCGCATCCGCACCGAGGAATGCGAGATCGCCTGCGGGGCCGCCACCTACTCCAGCTTTCTCGCGAGCGTCATCGAGCACGTCGACCCCGTGTTCACCTCTCGCAACAGCGCAAACACCGACCTCATCACCAGCGCCGGTTCGCTGGCCAGCGGCAGTCGCGTTGTGTTCCGTGGGGGCACCGTCACCGGCTTCGGCGCGGGCTGGGCGCCGGACTTCACCGGCGTCAGCGTCAGCGTCACATGCCACGGCACGACGTTTGACAACTTCTGCTGGGATATCAACACGACGGGCACATTTGACGACGAGTTCTACTCGTGTCGGTTCCTGAATGTGCCTGCGTCTATCGGTTCGATTCGCACCAACGCCAACGCCCCGACGAAGCAAATCCTGCACATCCTCGGCGGCGGCGCCGTGAGCAACAACGTCGCTGACACGCCGTTCCGGAAGCGCGGCGGCGGCAGCGACCCGACACGCGTTGTCATCCAGGGGGTCCGCTACAACGCCACGGTCATACACGACTACGGCGTGGCTACATCTGTGGTCAACAACGCGGCGGTCTGACATGCGCGACGACATCAAGCACCCAGCGGCCAAGGACTGACCCATGCCATACCGCGAAACCGACCGCATGGGACTCGACCCACTCACCCGCGTGACCATCGACCGCAAGATCCCGCTATGGGGCCTGCTGACGGTGGCCGGCGCCATCGCTGGCCAGGCCATCCTGCTCTGGAACGGCCAGCAGCTGCAGGCCCAGCGCCTGGACGACTACGGCGCCAAGATCGTCGCTCTCACCATTGAGGTGAAGGAGATGAACGCGCAGATGAGCGCCAAGGCGACCAAGGACAACGAGCAGGATCTGCGCCTGAACGAGTACAGCCGGCGCCTGCTGCTGCTTGAGGGTGAGCGGTACGGGGTGCGGCGATGACCCTCATCGACGACGCCCGCAAGGTCTGGCACCGGCTCTGGTCGGTGCGCCTGGCGCTGTTGTCCGCCGGACTGTCGGCCGCTGAGTTCGCGATGCCCTACATCGCGCCGGTCCAGCCCTCTGGCCGGTTCGCAGCCCTGGCTGCGCTCATCAGCGTGGCTGCCGCAGTTGCCCGCATCGTGGCGCAGCCGAGGATCAAGTGATGCCCGAGAAGCGCGTGTCACCCCGCAAGGGCGCGGCCATTGGCGCCGCCGTCGTCGCGCTGGCTGCGCCGATGGTCATGCACTTCGAAGGGCTGGTGACGACGCCCTATCTCGACCCCATCGGCATTCCGACCGTCTGCTACGGCGAGACCCACGTCGTCATGCGCACCTACACGCCGGCCGAGTGCAAGGGCATGCTGCTGGCCTCGATGGCTGAGCATGGCGCCCACATCACCCCCTGCTTGCCTGACGCGCTGCCCGACCACAAGAAGGCCGCGGCCCTGAGCTTCGCCTACAACGTCGGCGCCTCCGCCTTCTGTAGATCTACGTTCGCCCGCAAGCTCAAGGCCGGCGACCCCACGTCCTGCGCCGAGCTGTCCCGCTGGGTGCTGGCGGGCGGCAAAGAGCTGCCCGGACTAGTGCGCCGCCGTGCTGCAGAGCGCGCGCTGTGCGAGGGACGGCTGTGATCCCGATCTGGGCAACCATCACCATCGGCGCCGGGTTGGCCGTCAGCGCCTGGGCCCACGGCTACCACCACGGCGGCGAGCGCCAGAAGCGCCTGGCCGCAGCCGAGATCCAGCGGGCCACCACCAGCGCCCGCGCAGAAGAATCTCGCCGCGTCTTGCGGCTCCAGGAGGCCCAAGATGCCGAATTCATCGCCCGCAAGGCTGCGCAGCGCGATGCTGCTGCCGCTCGTGCTGCTGCTGACGGCCTGCGCCGCGCCGCCGCAGGTTTCGCCTGTCTGCCCAGCGATCCCGCCGCTGCCGCTGGCGGCGCGTCAGCCGCCCCTGGATCCGGTGTGCTCCCCGACCTGCTCGGCGAGCTTGCAGCGCGCGCTGACCAACTGGCAGAGCAGGCTGACGCCGCCCGCATCGCCGGACAGCTCTGCGAGTCCAGCTACCGGGCGCTGACCCAGCAGTGACATGGATTGCCCGCTGTGCCACGGGTCGCACTCGCTGAGCCAGTGCCCGCGCTGGCGGGCCCGCTACGGCCTCGGCATGCCGCTGGCCGGCGTCCGCGGGGCACGCGCGGCGATCTCTTCGGCCGTCTCAGCGACGTCGACCAGCACGCACGATCCCTCGATGCGCACCGCCTGGGGGTCGCGCTTCAGGGCGTCTTCCTCGGTGTAGCGGCAGACCGACTTGATGAGCTTGCCCGTCGTCTCCGACCGCATGCGCCAGTACCAAAACTCGGTGGTTTTCATGCCGACAGTCTGCGCCTGGCGGTGGGTCGTGAGGTGAGCCTGCGTCGCAAAAGCGGAACGTGCTGCGGAACGGATGCGGAACACATCGCCCGCGCCGCCCGTGAAAAGTCGCTGTTTCCTCTATGGTGCCCGGGGCCGGACTCGAACCGGCACACCTTGCGGCGGGGGATTTTGAGTCCGCAGAGGATTTCAGCAGAATCAAGCACTTAGCCTCGAAACGTTCACCATTTGCCGGGGTGTTCTCCCCGGGCAAAACGGAGGATGCGGAACGGGTTTCAGCGGACCGTTTTTAGCCTCGAGACAGCCCCGTAATGGCGCTGCGTGGTGCGGGTACTTTCGTGCTGCAGAAGCTGCGCGGCCTGCTCCAGCGACTCTGCTCGCTGCGCAGCAGCCTTGCGCATGTCGCGCAGCCACTGGCCCTTGATCGCCCGGTAGAGCTCTTCTTCGTTGGCCAGGCTGGCCTTGATGCGGGCCTGCATGCGCGCCGCGTCCCACCGGTCGCGCAGCATGCTGAGACTGACGCGCATGCCGTCGGCGCGCGAGAGCAGCATCAGATGGCGCGCCTTGATCGCGCGTCGGCGTGCCAGCAGCTCTGGCAGCACGTCAGACAGGCTCAAGTCCCACTCGGCCTCCTTGCCGGTCTTGCTGGCCTCGAGATGCAGCACATCGTCGCGGGGCAGCAGCACATTGACGCAGTCGGTCAGCCGCATGCCGGTGGCCGAGCTGAGATCCATGCAGTCGCGCAGCACCTGATCACCCTCGGCGTAGATCGCCTCGTAGACCGGGTCGAGCACCTTCACCCGGCGCACACCTTCCTTGTTCTTCCAGCGCGCCTTCTCCATGCCGGCGGCTGGCCATGGGAGCGTGGTGTAGCCCTCGCCGCGCGACCAGTTCCAGATCAGCGACAGCAGGGCGATCTCGCGGTTGCCCTGCGTCTTGCCGCTGCGCGCCTTCAGGTAGCCCTTCAGCGTCGGCAGGTCAACCACATCCCAGGTCGCGGGGCCGAACGCCGGGCGTAGGCGCGCCAAGCCCTTGCGGTAGCCCTTCAGCGTGTGCTTGTTCGTGTACTTCGGCAGCTCGTCCCGTTCCCAGGCGTCGAAGGCCTCCTGCAACGTGCCGACGATCCGCGGCGCGTTGTTGTGGAGCTGGTCCCACTGCTTCAGCGCCTCGTCGAAGTCCGTGCCCAGCGGGATGTCCGGCTTCCCCTCGGGCCGCATGTCATAGAAGTAGTAGACGACCACGCGCCCACTCGCCCGCTTGCGCGAGTGCGACCTAAGGCGCGGGTGCTGGCCAGTCATTTCACGAGGTCCAGACGAACGCCGCGCGACGGAGTGACGACGCGGCCCGACAGCCATTCTCGCGTGTGGTGCCGGGACACCAGTACGCGGTTGCCGCGGCGCTTGAAGGGTAGGCCCTGGCGCTGCAGCTCGGCCTCCTGGGCTTCAGGGTTGGCGCGGCCGGTGAGGTCTTTCACCTCGGCGGCCGACAGGAATTCGCTGTCGAGGGTCAACATCAGGTCACCTCAGGTTCTTCTCTATGCCGCGACGGGCAGCTGATCGTTCGCCGACACGCGCTTCCACTCGCCATCCGTCAGGCCGCGGTCGTTGAGGTAGAGCGCCGTCATCTCGGCGTCCTTGTGGCCGAGCAGGGTCTGCACGACGTCAGGCGCCATGCCTTCGGCGATGTAGGTCCGCGCGCTCAAGCTGCGCACCTCGTGCAGGCTGGGCCACTCGTACTGCTTGTAGGCGTCAGGGCCGCACACCGCGACGATCAGCTCGCGGAACCTGGCCGACAGGCTGGACATCTCGATGGGGCCACCGCCGGCCTTGCGCAGCAGCGTGTCGCCCGGCGCGCCGATGCAACGGCAGTGCTCGATGACCTCGCCCAGCGTCATGTTGGTCGCCGCCAGGCACAGCGACAGCGGGATGGCCACGCGGGCACCGGTCGGCTTGCCGGCCTTCTTCTGCTGCTCAACGCGCAGGTGGCCGTCGACCACGTCGGAGAATTTCATCTTCGCCAGGTCGGCGCGGCGCTGGCCGGTGGCCAGGGCCAGCAGCAGCAGGGCCGGCACCCAGCGTTGAGAGCCTTGCCGGGCCAGCTCGAGCATCGCCTGCCAGGTCTCCAGCGTCAGGCGCTTGCGCAGGCCCGGCGCCTTCGGCCGCTTGACGTGCGCGGCCGGGCTGGACTCGGCGGCACCGTTGGCAATGGCCTCGACGTATACGTCGCGCAGCTCGCCCAGCACGCGGACGGCCGTGTGCGGGGACCACTGCTTGAGCCCGGAGGAGATGTCGACCGGCCGCACCGAGCGAAGCAGCATCGTGCCCCACGCCGCCTCGATGTGCCTGATGCTGGTGGTGCGGTTCTTGATCGTCTGCTGGTTGTAGCCGCGCTGGCCGATGATGCTGCGGTAGGTCACCAGCCACTCTGCCACGGTCGGACCTTCGACTGCCGGCGCTGGGTCGTTGGCGGCCACGCCCGCGGCGGCGAGCTGCTGCAGGGCCTGCTTCAGCAGTTTCTTGAGCTTGCGTTTCTTCATGGTCGGTTCGTCGGCAGGGGCTTGAAATTAGTTCAAAAAAGTTCTTGCGCTTGCACGCAATGCGTGTATATTTCGATTCATGGACAGCGCGTTGTTGTCCACCGCGCCTCGGGGCACAGGGGCCAGGAGATCGAAATGAGCAAGCAATTCCGTATCACTTCCAAGGCCGGCCTGGACATGGGCGTCTACGAAGGCGAGACCCCCGAGCAGGCTGTCGAAGCCCTCAACGCCGATGCCGGCGGCGAGTCCACTGTCGACGACTGGTATGTCGAAGAAGTCGCCGCCGAGGTCTGACATGCCATCCCACCCCAACCGAGGCCCGAAAGAGCCTTTTTCCAATCCGACGCCCGACGAAGTGCGATCTGTCCGCGAGGCTGCCGGCTTGACGCAGACCCAGGCTGCCGAGCTAGTGCGTGGCACCCTGCGGGCGTGGCAGGGCTGGGAAGCCCCGGCAGGCCAGCCGGACGCGCGGCGCATGCATCCCGGACTGTGGGAGCTTTTCAAGCTCAAGACGAGCGGCTGATTCATCTGTGGCAATGGGGGATGGGATTCAGGTCTTGGTGCCGCGAGCCCAGGCTGCGCCAGCCTGGAAGCCTTGCCACGCGCTGATCGCGTTCTCGTCGTCATACAACTCGGGGTTGACGGTCCAGCGCTCAGTTCGCATGTGCTGGGAAGGCGCCCATTCCTCGAATGCAGCCCGTTCCGGGTCGTCACTTTGCATTTCGGGCGATTTGTCAACCGCGCGAGTTTGCAATTTCGCCCTTTTGTCAACCGCACGCTCCGCGTAAGTCGCGCACGAGCCGTCACAGCGCTCAAAAGACACGCAATCGCATGGCAGTGGCTCCCGGTGGTTGAGCACAGCGAAAGCGAACGCAATGACTCGCTCGCGCTCCGAGGGCTTGGACGCGCAGGCGTCGAGCCATGCGTTCGTAATCCACTGTTCGTCCATGGTTGAGGCGACTGACTTGTCGCCCTGCAGCGTGAGCATCAGACGCGGCACGGTGTGGCGCGCGGCGATGCGCTGATCACCCGGCTCGCTCTGCTCTAAGGCCGTCTTGCGCTCGGCGGTCAGGTATGAGTCCTCGTCGTCGTTGACGTAGACCGGCTCGGCGGCTCGGATGAGTCCGGCGTGCGCGTTGGTGATCGCGCAGGCGGTTTTGAAAAGGTCTTGTGCGTTCATGGCTGTCCTTTCGATGTGCGACCGGCATTGATGGGTTTGGCGGCCGCGCGAACGGCCTTCACGAACTCGTTGTGGATGTGCGCGAAGTGCTGGATGCGCATCGGCCCTTCGGAGTAGCGGCTGGTCAAGCACTTGCAGCCGCCGTTGGTGTGCATGCCTTTCGGCCGCACAACGAGGCAGCCGCCATCGGTGCAGCCGCCCAGCCGGCCCAGCATCTCGTCCAGCTTCGCCAGCGCCTGGGCCAGATCTTCAGTCGGTGCTTCGCTCATGGTGTGGTCCTCGGCAGGGGGCTTGAAGTCAGGGTGTTGTGGAGACGTAGCGAGCTGGGTTGATCCCCGCCCAGGCCGACAGCGCGGCCAAGCTGGCGGCGTCGGGGTGACGGCCGGCGCGCATGCGGCTGATAGTCGTCTCGCTGACGCCGGTGGACTCGGCCACCTGCTTCTGCGTCACGCCCCGCGCATCCATGGCCCGATAAAGCGCGTCCGTGAAGCGGGCGTGGTCAAACGACTCCTTGCGCGGGGCGGGCACCAGCAGCGGCAACATGGTCGGGATCAGCATCGGCACGAGCCGGCCGTCCTTGGTGAAGGCCATGTCCTGGCCATCCTTGGCGCGCTCGTGCACCATCTGGTACAGCCGCAGCGCCTGGCGCAGAACCTGCGCCTTGCTCATGTCCTGCTCTGCGGCCAGCGCCTCCAGCGCGGTCGTGTGGCGATCGTCGAGTTCAAGCGTCAGCGTGCTCATGTCGGGGTGCCCTGTGAAAGTACGGGAATCAGGCCGCAGCCTGGAATGCTTTGGCGCTGCGGGCGATGCCCACCAGCACGTCGCGGAATGGGAGTGGGGTGGCGTTGCGGATCTTGGTTTTGTCCTTGCCGCCCACCATGGCCACGACGCCGATTCGCCGGGCTTTGGCGTAGCCGTACCGTTCGACCATCCACTCGGGCAGGCGCTGCTCGCCCTTCGTCCAGTTGAGCTCGGGCAATTCGGAGCGCTGCATGCCGCAGGCGATCAGCCATGTGGGCTTGCGGCTGCTGTGGCCGTAATGCCCTTGCTCGACGTAGCAGACCCAGACGCCGTGCTCGCGGTCGAACTGCCAGCCGGCGCCCTGCTTGGGCTTCATGATCTTGAAGGCGTCGAACGCCTTGCTGTGGGCCGGGTGCTCCAGCACGCCACCGTAGCGCTTCAGCGCCTTGAATGCCGCATCGAAACAGCCGCCGTCGTCGCCCAGCTTGAACTGGTGCGGCTTGCGGGTGCTGCCGTGCCAGAAGCGGCCCCAGCGCTGACAGGGCGGGTGGGCCACCACGGGCCAGGGGCCGGCGTAGGTGCGCGCGTCCCGGCTGATGTCCCAGGGCTCGACGCCGGCCTGGCCGAAGTAGCAGCCGTCCGTCTCGACGTAGAGCGCAGCGACGGGGCTCATGCCTCGCTACCTTGTACCGGGGGCTTGGAAGCCAGGGCGGCGTCGATGGCGTCGCGCAGGCTGAAGCTGTCGCCGATGGGGTCTTCACCGCCGTATGAGATTTGCACCCGCGATGAGGCGCTGAGGTAGTGGATCGTGCGAATCGTCAGCGTGCCGTCTTGCAGCAGCGCGCCCAAGCCGTCCAGTCGCGCCGTATCGTCAGCCTTTACTGCGGGGGCTGAGGTGGCGACAGACCGGACGATGGCAGGGATGAATCGCTGGTGCAGTCGCTCCCATTGCCACGACATCAGCTCAGGCAGGCCAAGCTCGCGCCAAAGGTCGCCCACTTGCCCATGCGTGACAGCTTGGTCGTGTGCAGGCGCGGGGGCTTGAGCGGCCATCGCTGCCTGGTGGAACGCCCAGACCTGATTCGTGAGCAACGACGGAATGCCGTAGTCCAGCGGGTAGATGAACTCGCCGTTCGGGAGCTTGAGGCCCACAGAGCCAAACTCGTTGGCCTCGCGGATCACCTCCCATGCCCGCATCAGATCAACGCGCAATATGGAGCCGGCTTCGCACGCCTGGTCGATCAGATCATCGGAGATCGCTTCGAACTCGGGCAGCAGCGCCGCCTCTCCCATCTCCTTGGGCTGAACGTGGGAAGCCAGCGCGGCGCGAACAAGGTTCGGCAGATCGGTGACGATCCCGTCGCTTTGGTGGCCGGCCTCGCGCAGCGCAAGCCGAACGCCGTCGATAGCCATCTGCCGGGCCTGCATGCTGTTGTGCACGATGGCCCATGCATCCCCCTCTGCTGGGGATGGCGCCGGGGCTGTGCCGTTCGCCGCGCACAACGCCTGGCGCTTCATGCACCGGCCATCGGCGGCGCAGTTGCTGCACAGGCCGGCCAGTGCCGCCGGCCCACCCTCAGGGGCTGGGACGGTGGGCTTCGGCATGGCAGCAAGCAGCACCGCGCCTTCCTCCTGGTACTCGGCCTGGGCGAGGTAGAGGCCATAGCCGGAGTGGCCGTCGCCTGTGACTAGGCGGATAGGCGCCAGGTCGTCAGCATCGTCACCGATGACGATGGTGTCGCGCAGCAGCTTGACCTGCTCTTCGTCGAGCGTCACGTCAAACGGTGCAGGCTGGGGGGCTTGGACAGCGGCGGGGGTGGGGGTGGTCATGCAACCTTCCTTTCATCTTCGGCGCGCATCCGCGCCATCTGTTCCTCGGACCACAGCGCCGCCTAGCGCGCGGTGAACTGGTCGACCTCGCGTGCCAGGGCATCCATGACCTGCACGCCGTAGCGCGCCAGCTGCAGGCCGGGCCCGTCGAAGCCCACGCGGCCAGTGCGGCGGAAGCGCGCGAGCAGGTCCAGGCAGAGCCGCAGCTGGAAGCCCATCTCCTCCTGGGCCATGCCGGCCAGGTCGGCGGCGCGCGACCAGGTCAGCACGTTGCCGACCCAGTCCCACAGCGTCTGCGCCGTGGCGCGGCCGGTGGCGATCTGATCGAGCGTGTCGACGTGCGCGATCTCCAGCGACAGCACGTCGCCGGAGGCCAGGGGCTGCAGCAGGCCGGCCAGCGGGTGCGACTGCGGGAAGGCGGCGCAGATGGCCGCGGCGGCGGGAGAGAGGCGGAAGCCCATCACGCAACCTCCAGCGCCGGCAGGCCCGCCGCCGCGCGCGGCACGTCGAACCAGCTCAGCTGGCCCTTCCACGGCACGAACGGCAGCGGCCGGGCGTTGCGCAGTTCGAATCCGAACGGGCCCATGAAAAAGGGCGACTCGCTGTCGGTGACGACGCGCACGAGCTCAGCCACGCCGACGATGCCGCCGCGGGGCACCTGCGCCAGGTCCGTGTGGTCGGGCAGGATGATGTCCAGCTCGTCGCGCAGCTGGGCCTGCAGCTCGCGGTAGTCGCGCTGCACGAGGCCGACGCCGGCGTGGATCAGGAACTCGCCGCGGAACTGGGTGGACCAGTCGCGGTTCTCGATGGTCTTGTGACCGTGGACGATGAGCCAGGCCCAGGGCTGGCGGATGGAGAGGGTGCGCATCACGCTGCCTTTCGGTTCAGGCCTTCGCCAGCTCGTGCTCGCGCGGCACCGTGAAGCCGGCCGCGTGCTTGTGGCCGCCACCACCGTACTGCTGCGCCACCAGCGACACGTCGGCGCCGTCGGGCCGGCTGCGCAGGCTGAAGCAGCGGCGCTCGGCGGTGTCGAAGTAGGTGGCCGCGAAGGGCCGGCCCTCGTTGATGGTGTGCCCAGCGTCGCTGGCCAGGAAGCCCGGCACGTTGGCCAGCGGCACCTCGTGGCCGCCGATGACCGCACTGCGCAGGGTGGAGCGCACGGCGTCCTCGACCTGCTTCTCCACCAGCCGCACCAGCGCCGCGCCCTGCGCCAGCGCCGTTGCCTGGCTGAAGGCGTTGCCCAGCATGATCTCGTCCCAGGCCGCGAAGGTGCGCGGCAGGCTGCCCAGCAGCGCGTGGGAGGCCTTGGTCTCGGGGAAGCTGAAGCGCCACAGGTCGCGGTCCTCCACGAAGCCCAGGAAGCGCGGCCGCGGCACGCCGGCGAAGAGGTAGTCCCACGCCATGCCGGCGCCGCTGCGCTGCATGTCGAAGTGCACCTCCAGGCGCGGATGCTGCAGGCCGGCCAATGCGGCCTGGGCGCTCTGGTGGTGGTCCAGCACGACGACGCGCAGGGCCTGCTCGGCCATGGCCAGCAGTTGCTCGCGCGGGTAGCTGAAGTCCACGATGTAGACCGGGCGGCCGGTGACGTCGGGCGGCTGCTGGCCGTAGCTGGCGTAGTCGAACTCACAGGCGACGCCGGTTTCCTTCGCCGCGTGGTGGAAGCACCAGGCGGCCGTGAAGCCATCGGTGCAGTTGGCGTGTGCGATGACGAGCGGTTTCATGTCGGTCCTTCAGTTGGTTGCGAAGAGGCCGCCGCGCGCCCGCTCCAGGGCGGCGCTGCAGGCGGGATAGCGCAGGGCTGGACGGGTGACGGGCATGCGCAAAAGCTCCTACAGCCCCGAACCCGCCGCGCACCGGCCCGCATTCGCCCCCTGCGCCGCGATCGCACCGCCGGCAAGGGCAAAAGACCCCTCCGGCAGGCACTCGCGCACGTCCTGCGGCGCCACCGACAGCGACTGCGCCACGGTGGCCACAGCCTCGTCCTCGGTGGCGCCCAGCAGCATGGCGCGCTCCACGCAGGCGCGCACGTTGGCGCGGGACAGCACCGTCACGCCGCGGCCCCTTCCTTCTCGACGACCTTCAGCGACGGCTTGCCGGTGGCGCGCGGCTTGCGCGGCTTCGGCACCTCGCTGGCCGGCTTGTTCTTGCCGGCGGCCTCGTTCTCGGCCAGCACGGTGCCGGCGTCCTTGCCGTCGGCGAATAGCGGGTTGTCGGCCTTGAATGCCGCGCTGGTGCCGTCGATGACGCCGGCGTTGTCCTCTGCGCGGATTTGCGGAGGGATCAGCTTCATGAGCTTGACCTCTTTGCGCTCCTTCGAGCACAGCAGGCCGACCAGCTCGGGGGTGATCTGCTGGTTGCTGCCGGCGTTGAACCGGATGCAGCCGCCGCCGCCTTCCTTGGCGTCCACCTCGAACTTGTCGAGCTTGCATTCGTACAGCGTCAGGGCCGTGCTGTCGTCGATCCCGTGCTCAATCTCGATGGTGTAGCCGGAGAAGTCGACCATGGGCGCCTTCTGCGGCCACATGCCAGGCACGCGCAGATGTTTCTTCACCGGCTTCAGCCCGGCGATCTTCTCCTGCGCCGACTCCTCGTCGGGCACATAGAAGGCGGCGTCCTGCAACCCTGGGTGGAGCATGTTCAACGCCTCGTTGTCGGTCCACCACCATTCCAGGCGCACGGTGATGGCTTGGCGATCTTCCTTGCCATGCTTCTCCTGCCGTGGGGTGGTCTTGACGACGCGGACCTGGGCGCCGTCGGGGATCTCGAGCTTCTTCATGGGACGGTTCTCCTGGTGGAGTGGTGGGGATGGGGTCAGGCCTTGGCGGGCCACTTCTTGGCGAAGGCCTTCTCGACGGCCGCGACGTCCGCCGGCGGCAGCCCGTAGGCCAGGGCCTGCTGCAGGAGCACCTCGGCGCTCTCGCGGTCGGCGGCGCCTTCGATGCGCTGGACGAAGTCGGCGGCCGTCATCGCGCCGTCGCCCATGTCGTCGCCGTCGTCGGTGACCGTCACGCAGTTGTCCAGGATGTCCGTGCGCTGGCCCAGCTCGCTGGCGTTGGCCACGGCCACGGCGTTGGACAGCTCCACCGAGCTGGGCACGTACTTCAGCACCTGCAGCAGCGCGACCTTGCGCGCGTACATCTCGGGGTCGCGGAAGCTGTAGTGCTTCTGGCCCAACTTGTTGTACTTGTCGCGGTGCTTCCACACCTTGGACATCGGCCACACCTCGACGATGGGCCAGTTGCTGCCGTTGACGCGGCCCACGGCATAGACGTGGGTCATCTTCTTCTGGTCGTCCTCGTCGCCGGGCCGGTGGTGGACAAAGGGTGAATCGCCGAGGCGGTAGTCGAACTCGTCGCCCTCGTAGACGGCGCCGGTCCACGTCGTGGCGCGGCCGCTGCGGTTCACCAGGTCTTGCAGGCCCTTCCAGCCCGGCACGAAGGTGCAGGTGCGGCCGTAGGGGATCAGGAAGCCGTGCCCGTTGACGCCGATCTCCAGGCCGAGCTGGCCCGCCACCATGATGGCGCCGGCAATGCTCTTGGGGTCGCACTGCTGCAGCGCCGGCGTGGTGCTGAAGGCGGTCAGCGCCAGGCGCGCCATGCGGTCGGCGGTGAGGTGCTTGGGCAGCGCCAGCGCGAGCTGGGGCTTGAACTTGTCCATGAAGGACGAGAAGGCGACGACCGGGTTTGCCGGGGCCTTGCCGGTGGCGGCGGTCTTGAGGGCGGACGTGCTCATGCGTCGGGTGCTCCTGAGGGTGGGGAAAGGGTCAGCGCCGCGGCCGCGCGAACCGCAGGACGCGGCTCTCCACGGTCTTCTCGAACAGCGGCACGAGGGTGGGGTGCTGGCGGCGCAGCGCCTTGTCGTCCAGCTTGGTGGTGCTCTGGTGTTTGAAGGTCAGCACCTCGCGGCCGTCGACGGTCAGGCGCATGAACTCACCGACGTATTCGCCGATGGCGACGTGCAGCTCTTCGACCTCGGCCTCGGTGCGGCTCAGCTGCTGCTTGAGCTTGTTGCGGCGCTCGACCATGGCGGCCACCTCGGGCGTGGCCTCGACGGTGCGGCCGTTGTCCTGCGGGAACAGGGCGCGGATGTCGCTGAACTTGATGGGGTCGGGCTCGACCTTGGTCTGGACGTGGTTGGTCCAGAAGTCGACCTCCTTCTCGCGCATCGCGGCGATCGTCTCGTCGTCGCGCTCGACCCAGAAGATGGCGACGTCGTGCAGCCCGATCAGCGCGGCCACGATGCACCAGCGCCGGCGCGTGATGCCCAGGCCGTGCATGAACTGCGCCGCGTAGGCGATGGGCACGTCGTCGCTGCCCTCGGCGCCCCACTTCCAGCGCCAGAAGCCCTGCGAGGACTTGCAGTCGCCGTTGATGTGCTCGCCGTCGAAGTAGACCTCGACGCCGTTGATCAGCACCGTGCCGGTGATGCGCAGCTCGAAGTCGATTTCGCAGCCGAGGAAGGTGTGCTCCTGGTCGACGTAGCGCTCGTTGCGGGCGAGCAGATCCACCTCCAGGCCTTGCTCGCGCAGCTTGGCCAGCAGCAGGCGCAGGATGTGCGGCTCCAGCTCAGTGCCGGCGCGGCGGATGCTGTCCAGGCGCGGGTTCGGCTTTTCGGGCGGCGCGGTGCCCACCTTGCGCTGGTAGAGCTCCAGCGGCGTCATCCAGTCGCTGACGCCCAGCACGGCCGCGGCGTCGCTGCCGCCCAGCAGCCGCGTGCGGTCGGGCATCTTGGGCGGCTTCTGCAGCAGCAGCGCGTCCTCGGCGCTCATGGACTTGCGCACGCGCTTGGGCTTCAGGACGGCGCTCATCGCTTCAGCTCCCGCGCGGCCAGCATGGCGTCGGCCATGGCGTAGGCGTTGAACGCGATCTGCTGTTCGACGGTGCGGCCATGCCGTGCCGCGGCGCTCACCAGCGCATCACCAGCCTCGGGCGTCGTGTCGCCTGCGGTCGTGAGGATCTCGGCGTGCATTGCCTTCGCCGCGAAGTAATCGCGCAGGGACATGCCCGGCGCGTCGCCATCGTGATGGACTTCGTACTCACCCAGCCGCTCAGTGCGCGCAGGCTTGTGCGGGAATGCGGCGCCGCCGTTGTGAAGAGTGGAGGCATCCATCAGTGCACCTTCGTGTCAGCGGCAGCGCCCGGCGGCACAGTCTTGATCTGGCCGATCTCGACGTCCGGGTCGGCCTGCGCCAGCGCCTGCTTGAACAGCGCGATGGTCAGCTCGTGGAACTTCTGGCGGACCTCCTCGCTGGCGTTGTAGGGGACGGCCGGCACCTGCAGCAGCACGGCCGGGTCTTCCTGGCCGACCAGCGCACGCACCCAGCCGTCGTCGCATTCGCGGACGATCACCCGCACTTCGATCGTGTTCACAGCAGTCCTTCCAGCGCGCGGATGCGCGTCATCAGCACGCGCTGCTGGGCGTAGCTCTCGCGCATGTAGATCGGGCCCGTCCAGCCGAGGCCGAGGTAGTACTCTCGCTCGTCGACGAGGCAGTCGAGGTGAAATCGCAGCAGCGCCAGGCGCGCGCGCACGATCAGGCGGTGCAGCCAGAAGGCGGCGCACGGCGGCTTGGTGGCGATGGCCACCGGCAGCTCGCACGCGGCCGGCGTGGGGCACTTGCCCTTGCAGGCGGAGCAGGTCATTGCTCACCTCGATTCAGGCATCTCGCCATCCCAGCCGTTTCGTCCATCGCCTCGACCTGCTGCGGCGTCAGAACCACCGCCGCCACGCCGGGCACGCGGTGCTCGCCGCCATACAGCGACTGCCGCTCAGCGCGACGCAGCTGCTCCTGCTGCAGGGCCAGGTGTTGCACCGCCCGGCGCGCCAGGCCCTCGGCGTCCGCCTGGATGGCCGCGCGCACCTGCGTGTCCGCCAGGAAGTGCCGCACCAGCGCATCCCGCGCCGCCACCACGATGGCGTGCGGCTGCCCGCGGTCGAACAGCAGCGACAACAGCGTCGGCGGGCTGAAGCTGCCCACCATCAGCACGTCGGCGTCCTCGTCCAGCCGCCCGAAGCGCGACACCACGCCGTGCGCCGTCGATCGCTGCAGCCACCCAGCCACAACCGCCGGCGAGCCCAGCGCGTGCTGCTGCGCCAGCGGCATGTTCTCGGCCACGCGGGCCGCGAAGAAGGCGTTCAGCTCGGCCGCGGCGGCCTGGGATTGGCTTGCCTGCGCGTCGCGCTGGGTCTCGTCCAGTGCTTGCATCCCCGTCTCCCTGCCCCGGCGGTGCCGTTGTCGTGGGCTTGAGTGGCATTACACTAAACGGTGTCTTGCATGTCAACACCAATTGGTGTCTTTGGCGGCAAATATTTTTTAGTCGCCGCGCTGGCGCAAAAAAGCCCGCGCGGTGCGGGCTCGGAGGGTGTGATGGTTTGGCTAGATCGGTGTTTGTTCCGCGGCCCGAGGGTGGCCGTGGCAACCAGCGCCCGCGGCTACGCCGCTGTCATGAAGAAACTACGGGTGCGCGAGCCGGACGCATGGTGCGAGGCCGGCTGGTTTGCGTGCGTGCACGCGTTCGAAGTACGCGGCGAGCTGGTGTGCGTGGTGGCCCTCAACGTCGAGCGGCTGGTGCACGAGGCGCCCATCGATGCCGCATGCCACTTGGTGCATGAGGCGGTGCACGTCTGGCAGCGAGTGCGCGACTTCCTTGGCCCGGGCGACCTCGGCCGCGAGATGGAGGCCTACGCCATCCAGAACATCGCGGCCGAGTTGATGCGAGCCTACGTGCGGGCTACTTCTTCGGCTTCGGCTTTGGGGGCGGCGCAGGCGTCTTGATCGTCTCGACGATCGAGCCCTTCTTGTCCTTCTGGGCTTCCTTCACCGGCTTGAAGTGTCCGGTCTCGGCGTCGCGCCCGATCTTCCTTGTGGCCATGGGTTCCTCCAGTGGTGCCCGGTAGCGCCGGGCGCGCATGTCAGGTTCGGCAGTACCAGCGGCATTTGCATTGCAG